GAAGGACTTACATTATTTTTTCTTAACAAACTTAAATTTTCCACCTTGTTATTTCCAATATGTTGAATATATATTATTTATGAGTTATTCTGGCAAATTTAAACCAAAAAACCCAAACAAATACGTGGGTGATCCAAATAATATCGTCTACCGATCATCGTGGGAATGTAAGTGCATGTCCTATTTTGATCGTACTGATGAGATTATCTCTTGGGCATCTGAAGAACTTGTGATACCTTATAGATCACCAGTAGATGGAAAGATACACAGATATTATCCTGACTTTCTTGTTCGTGTAAAAAACGGTGACAGAACTAAAACTATTATGATTGAAGTGAAACCATTTAAACAAACTCAACCACCTAAACAAAGAAGTCGAGTGACCAAACAGTATATTACCGAGATAACCACATGGGGAGTCAATCAGGCCAAGTGGAAAGCCGCAGAGGAGTACTGTAAAGATCGCAATTGGGAGTTTTCCATATTATCAGAAATTGACCTAGGAATCAACTAAATATATTTATGACATCAAAACTAACACAACTTGCTGAAGAAAAATCATCACTGAAACTACAAACTATGTCCAAAAAGGCATTAGTTTGGTTACAGGATAAAATCGATGAACTGAGAAACGTGTATCGAATTGCACCTACGATTGGTGCAGAGATAGACCGATACACCAGAAGAATTACATTAGGTAAGATGTATTTCTTTTATTATGATCCAAAGACTAAAGGCAGTTTGCCGTACTATGATACTTTTCCTTTGGTGATTATGTTAGAGAAATACAGTGATGGTTTTCTAGGATTAAACCTACATTATTTACCAATACCCTATAGAATTAAGTTTTTAGAAAAACTGATGCCGTTGGCGTTACTAGATGATAATGATGATATTAAAAGAATGCGTGTGACATACGAATTACTAAGTGAAGCTAGAAGATTTAAAGCATTTGAACCTTGCTTGAAACGATATCTATACTCACATTTGCGTTCTAAGATATTGATTGTAAAACCAAATGAGTGGGATGTGGCAGCAATGTTACCCGTTCATCAGTTCAGAAAAGCAAAAGCAAAGACTGTATGGCAAGATTCAGTTGACCAAATTAAACAGACACCATAGGATAAAATATGGCAGGAAGTATATCAGAATTTTTATCAAGTTTTAATAAAGATCCAGCACGAGCAAGTAGATTCGAATTAAGATTTGGATCAACTCCTGTTGGTGTTGTTGCTGGACCTTTTGATTTAATCAAACGATGTGAAATTGCACAATTACCAGGTAGAAATTTCTCAACAGTTGAACAAAAAACTTATGGACCTGTTGAAAAGTTTCCATATTGGTCAAACTATAATGATATTGATTTGACATTTATTGTTGATGATACAATGTTGATTAAAAATACATTTGATCAATGGATGGAAGTAATTAATCCATCAAAAAATTTCAACTTCAAATATAAAGATGATTATGCTGTTGATATTGATGTTTTACAATATGATGTTATGGGAGAATTATCATATCAAGCTACAATGCACCGTGCCTTTCCTATCAACATGAATCAACTTGATTTAGACTGGAGTTCAGATTCTGTTCATAAACTAACCGTTACATTTGCTTATACTTATTGGGAATCAGTACCCATATAATTAATTGATTGAGGAGTTATTATGTTACCAAAACTTGACGCACCAACTTATAGATTGCAGTTACCATTATCTAAAACAACAATAGAGTTTCGACCTTTTGTTGTCAAAGAACAAAGAAATCTTTTGATGGCAGTAGAATCACAGGAATCTGAAACAATTCAAAAGAGTGTTCGAGATATTTTGAATAATTGTACTATTACACCTAATGTTGATATTGAAAGTTTACCTATTGTTGATGTTGAATATTACTTTATGAATCTTCGTGCGAGATCAGTAGGCGAGATTGTTGAAACAAGATATAGATGCAATAATGTCGTTGAAGGTAAAAAGTGCAATAACATTATGGAAAAAGATGTTAATCTTTTAGAAATACAAGTTGAAAATAAAGATTTGGTTGATCCTATTGTTCAACTCACAGATACAATTAGTGTGAAGTTAAAGTATCCAGACTTCTCCTACATTAAAGATTCTTTAAAGTTTGATGATGTGAATGAATTAACTTTCAATATGATTGCTAAATCTATTGAGTATATCTATGATGGTGAACAGTATTATTATACTAAAGAAGTACCAATACAAGAGACTGTTGAGTTTGTCGAACAGTTAAGTCAGGCTCAATTTGAAAAGATTGAGGCATTCTTTTCAGCACTACCAAAACTAAGAAAAGTAATTGATATAGATTGTAGAAAATGTGGATTTCATCATGAGATTGATGTGGAGGGTCTCGAAAGTTTTTTTATCTAATGCTTCGTCACGACACACTTGAGAATTATTATAAAACCAACTTCTCAATGATGCAACATCACAAGTATAATCTGACGGAGTTAGAAAATATGATACCATGGGAACGAGATATCTATGTTTCTATGTTGATTGCTTATATCGAGGCTGAAAATCAAAAGATTGCAGAAAGACAGAGAAAACGATAGATGGACAAGAAGAAATCATCAAAAAAAGATACTGAAAAGATCATAGATCAACAGACTGGGATCATTTCGTCTTTAATTGATAAATTAAAACAACAGAATTCTAAAGAATCAAAAAATAAATATAAAAAATCTGAAGGTCCATCTCTTCCCAAGTTTTTGAAATCGAAGCAATTCAAACCAGAGCCAATGGAACCAGAAAAGAAAGCAGATCAAATTAGTAATACTGCTATGAAAGTTCCAGATAAAGAATCCGCATCTGAGATTCTTGGTTACATCTACAAACTAATGGAGAAAAATAGAGAAGAACAGGTTCTGGATAGAGAAGAAGATAAAACAAAAAGAAAGGAAGAATCAAGAACTTCTGATAAAATGCATGATGAATTGATCGAAGCATTTGAAGAAGTTGGTAAACCTGAACCTAGTGAATTTGCAAAAAAGGTCAGTGCGGCAAAGAAACCTAAAATACCTAAGAAAAAAGGTGCTAAAGGTAGAAAACCATCTGCAAAGAAACCACCAAGAGCAAAAAAGGCAGCACCAAAAAAAGGTAAAGCGGAAAAGGCACCATCAGGAAAAGCACCAGAGGGAAAGGCAGAAGCAGTACCAAAAGGTGCGGCACCGAAAGGAGAAGTACCATCTGTAAAACTTCCACCAATCACTGGAATGAAAGATGTAAAATCGATGGTGATGAGACACGAAGGTGTTAGAAACAAACCATATAAAGATTCATTAGGACTTTGGACAGTTGGTGTTGGACATTTGATTGGTGATGGTAAAAGTTTACCACCAGAATGGAATAGAACTTTATCTGATGATGAAGTTAATCAACTATTTGAACAAGATTTTGCTAAACATGTTAAGATTGCTGAGAAAACACCTGGATATGAAAAAGCAAATGAAGCAGGTAAAGGTGCATTTATTGACCTAGCATTTAATATGGGTCAATGGTGGCCAAAATGGCCCTCAACAGCAAAGGCACTAGATGCTGGTGACTTTCATTCTGCTGCTAAAGGTTTACAAGATAGTAAATGGTATCAACAAGTTGGAAATAGAGCAAGAGAAATTGTCGCATTGGTTGATCAAGCAGGTGATGGTAAATCAACCGCATCACCTGAAGAGTCATCACCCAAATCTGCCGGAGTTACTCCTGCATCAGATGCAAATAAAAACTTAAAAGATGACATGACTGCACAAAAACAATCAACAGTTGTTGTAAATAATACAACAAATCAGTCAGTATCAAAAAGAAATACACCTACTGCATCTTCACCTAAAAAGGAAGATGCATCTCCTTATATGAGAAAGTCATATGCCTAATAATATCGAGAATGAATCTAAAGTAATTCCAATGAAATCTGTATCTACAGAACCCACTGCTGAAAGATTACCTAGTAAAAAAACAAGATTTTCTGCCAAGAAAGAACTTCAGAATCTTAAAAAAGAGTTTGAAGATTACAAAGCAAGAGTGGAACGAGACTTTCAAGATATAGATCAAAATCTTGAAGAAAACTTTACTAAGTTGTATGAACAACTTGATAATGTACACAGGAAGATACCTTCTCAAGATCAAATACCGCAAATTGAATCCGCACTTGAAAGATTGACTAAAATTGTCAATAAAAAAGATACTCATAATTTTAAGAGTGTTTTATCTACTGCTAGAAGAGTTATACCTAAAAAATTACAAGACACATTAAATCCTGCTCAAATTGCAGTTGCAAAATATGTTTCTACAAACTTTGATTCTGAAAAGAAAAACGAGAAAGATGCAGCAGATAAAGATGATGATGGTAAGTCGCCATTTGAAAAATCACCAGGATTATTAAAGAGAATCACCGACAAGTTAAAAGAAACTGATGGTAAGATGTCTGCTAAAGATATTCTATCAACCGCCGGTAAAGAAACAAAGAGTTATGCAAAAGACGTATTTGATCCATTAAATATTGCAAGATTTTTAACTTTTGATTCCGATATTGCACCTACAGTTTTAGGTAAATTAACAGGCAGATCAAAAGAAGATATTGGCAAGTTCACATCAGGTCCATCAAAAGATAAAAAAGAAACCGCATCAAAAATATCAGGTGGAATGGATAAAGAATATGAAGCCATGACCAATGTCTTGACTGACATATATGATCTCATGAAGAAGTCTAGAGATGATGATATTAAGCAAAAAGAATTAGATAAAGATTTTGAAAAACCAAGAAGAGATGATCAACAAAAGAAACATAAAGAATTAATTGAAGCCATCCGATCTATAGGTACAGGTGCTGTTGGTGCAGAAAAGGAAAAAGAAGAAGG